ATTACAAATAGCTGATGAGGTTCAGGCTTACATCAATAAGTCTTATGTTTACTTTGCTCAAAAGTTTCTGAATGTGAAGGGTGAACATAGATTTGATATTAAGCAGGAAGTTATTGCAAAATCTGCCTTTTGGGTTACTAAGAAAAGATATGGTCAGTGGATTATCAATGATGGTGGTTTGGAATGTGAGAAATTGGATGTAAAAGGTTTGGATATTGTGAGGAGTTCATTCCCACCAGCATTTCAAAAGTTTATGACGAATGTGTTGAAGGCTATCCTACACAATATCGATAAGGATAAGATAGATGATTTCATATTAAAATTTAAGAAAAGTTTAGATAGTAATGATATCATTGATATATCACTTCCGAGTGGTGTAAAGGGTATTAAAAAATACTCCTATAAATCAAAGGGTAGTGATATCTTTACAAATATGAAATCAGGTGCTCCAGTACATGTAAAGGCTTCCGTTTCTTATAATGATTTGTTGAGACATTTTAATGCTAATCATTTAGAACCAATCAAAGACCATAGTAAGATTAAATGGGTTTACTTAAAAAACAATCCATTCCATCTTGATGCTCTGGCTTATAAAGGGTATGATGATCCCAAAGAGGTGATGGATTTCATAAATAAGTACATAGATAGGGACAAACTTTTTGATAGGGCTTTGACAAAAAAGATAAAGATGTTTTATGATGCCCTAAGTTGGGATATGCCCATAGATAAACAAAATACAGTAGAAAGATTTTTTTAGTTGACAAATTGAAAAAAAATGTGTAAATTAATCAAAATATAAATCATAGGAGAATATATGAATAAACTATCACTAAATTCTTTTATCCAAAAATACCATCTTGGTGGAAATGTAAATTCTGTCAAATGGAATTCGGATGGAAGTACACTTTCAACGAGATTCATATCTGGTGATAAAAGTTTGCTTGGTGAACTTTCATTGAGTAAACAAAAGTTACCTGAATTTGAGGTTGGTGTATATGACACCACTCTTTTATTTAAAATGTTATCCACACTTTCTGATAGTGTAGATTTCAAAGTAAATGAAGTGGATGGTGAGCCGGTAAATTTCAATTTTTCTGATAAATCACTTTCAGTTGATTATGTTTTGGCTGCTACAGGTGTTATACCTGATGTACCAGAAATGAAGAAGATGCCTGAGTTTGGTACTTTATTAAAGTTAGACTCACAATTCATCAACTCATTCATCAAAGGTAAAGCTGCCCTATCTGATGTTGAAACCTTTGCAATTACACCTGTTAAGGGTGGTGTTGAAGTGACAATTGGATATTCTGATATGAACTCAAATAGGATTAGTATTGCTGTACAAAGTGGTGCTGTTGATCTTGAGAATCCAGTAATATTTAATGCTGATTTGTTTAAGGAAGTTTTGAGTGCTAACAAAGAATGTTCTAAAGCAACATTGAATGTGTCTGCTAAAGGACTTGCATTTGTTGAGTTTAAAATAGATGACTTTGTTGCTAAGTATTACTTAGTTTCACAACAGACTTCTTAGTATGAGTTCACATGGATTATGGGTTGAAAAGTATCGCCCAAAAGACCTATCAACTTATGTAGGTAATGACAGTTTAAAAACAAAAGTTGCTCGGTTTATAGAGGAGCAGAATGTACCACATCTGCTCCTTTATGGAAAAGCTGGTGGTGGTAAGACAACCCTTGCAAAGATAATAACTAATAATGTGGAATGTGATTATCTTTACATTAATGCTTCTGATGAAAGAAACATTGATTTGGTTAGGGATAAGTTGAAGACATTCGCTTCCTCTGTTGGTTTCAAACCAATGAAGATTGTGATATTGGATGAGGCTGATTATCTAAATCCAAACTCTGCTCAACCAGCATTGAGAAATCTAATGGAGACATTCTCTTCACATTGTAGGTTTATATTGACTTGTAATTATGTTGAGAAGATTATCGATCCTTTGCAGAGTAGATGTCAAACCTATAAGATTGTTCCACCATCAAAGAAAGAAGTTGCACTACACTCTAAGAATATATTAGAGGGAGAGGGTATAGATTTCAACTTAGATGATTTGGCTTTGATTGTAACTGCTGGTTATCCTGACTTGAGAAAGGTAATTAACGATTTACAAAGACAATGTATTGACGGGGAGTTGAAGGTTGATAAGGATGGTTTGTTGAACAATGAATTTAAGTTGTTGTTCATTGAATCTTTGAAAAATCGTGATGACATAAGAAATATTAGAAAGATGGTGGCTAATAATAACTTTACCGATTTCACAGAGTTATTTAGATTGATGTACGATGAGGTTGAAAACTTTGCTGGTGATAAGGTTGCTGAAGCTATAGCAGAGATATCAACTGGTTTGTATCAAGATGTTTTAGTTCCTGATAAGGAGATAAATTTCATCGCTACTGTTTCTAATACGATAAGGAAAATATAATGAATATGAAACCAAAAAAACCATTTCCACAACCTAAGAAACAGGTGCAGGTTGATTTGAAAGATGCTGAAACTATGCAGTGTGCTAGTTGTGGTAATAAGATATTTATACAGGGTTATGTGGTGAAGAAGATATCTGCTATAATGTCTCCTAATGGGCAGGAAGTTATCGCTCCAGTTCAGGTGTTCAATTGTGGAAATTGTGGAGAAATTCTTCCATTAGGTGATGATATAAATGAACTTATTTAAATGGATTAATGAGGTTTTTATGGGTAAGAGGGATTGGGATTCCTTTACCGATGAAGATAAAAAAACATTCAGTCCATTTATGATTAATAGGTATTTGAGTATGAAAGAAGACTATCTACCATTAGTCAATCATTTCCAAAAACTTACGATAGGTACAATGCCACATAGTGCAGTATATCGTTTTTACTGTAATCTTCTACCAAAGAGAAAGGAATATCTGAAATATATAAGTGGTAATAAGAGAAAAGTTAATAAGGATTTGATTGGCTATTTGGTGGATTACTTTGAGATAAGCACAAATCAGGCGTTGGACTACTATGACTTGTTGAGTAAGGATGATTTAAAATCTATATTGAAAGAGTATGGTAAGTCTAAGAAGGAAATGAAATCTATGGGAGTGAAGTAGTGGAACTTTTTATATTTGCAACTTTTCAATTATTAATTATACAATTATATATTATTTGGAAACTACATAATAAAAATAAGTGGTGGGAAGATACATATAAAAAAACTAAGAATGCTCATGCTGATATTGTCAATCGTCACATTTTTGGGAAGGATAAAAGTAAATGAATGATATTAATGATATTTTAGATAGTTTAACGGTAAAACCAAAATTCATTCACAATGATTTTACAGATTTTGTTCCTGGTAAAACACCTGTATTTTATTCAGGACCTTATTGGGACAATGAAGAAGTAAAAATGGCATTGAAAGGTTTTTTAACTGGTAAGTGGTTAAGTTCAGGTGAGTATGTCTATAAGTTCGAAAAAAAGTTTGTAAATAAATTTAACACTAAGTTCGGTGTTATGGTAAATAGTGGTAGTTCTGCTAATCTTGTAATGATAGGTGCTATTAAAAAAGTGTTGAAGTGGGATGATGGGGATGAGATAATTGTATCACCTGTTGGTTTTCCAACAACCATAGCACCGATAGTACAACATAACTTAGTGCCTGTGTTTGTTGATATTGAGTTTGACACATTAAACTTTGATGTTGATTTGATAGAAGAAAAAATCACACATAAAACTAAAGCTATATTTTTATCACCTGTATTAGGTAATCCACCTGATATGAAAAAGATAACAGAGTTATGTGAAAAATATGGTATCGAACTTATATTAGATGGTTGTGATAGTTTAGGAACAAAATGGGATGATAAACTTTTGGTTGAGTATAGTATTGCTTGGAGTAATTCATTCTTTCCATCACATCATATAACCACTGGTGAGGGTGGTATGGTTTCAAGTAATAACGCTGAAATAGTATCTACTGCTCGTAGTATGGCATGGTGGGGTAGGGATTGTTATTGTGTTGGTCCTGCTAATCTACTACCAAATGGTACTTGTGGAAATAGATTTGATGATTGGCTACCAAATTATGATGGTGTGATGGATCATAAATATATCTTTACTAACTTAGGGTATAACCTAAAACCATTAGATTTTCAAGGTGCTATTGGATTGGCTCAAATGGGTAAAGTTGATGAGATTCATATCAAAAGAAGACACTCAAAAAAAGTTTTGGGTGATATGTTAGAAAGTGTATTGGATGTGAAAGTTCCAAAGGAATTACCGAACGCTGAAACATCGTGGTTTGGGACTCCTATGATATGTGAAAATAAAGAATACAAAGATAGGTTAGTAAGTCATTTGGAAAAGAATAAGATACAGACGAGAAACTATTTTGCTGGAAATATATTGTTACATCCAGGTTATTCAAATTTAGGTGATTGGGGTGACTATCCATTAAGTAATGAGGTTCTTAATAAGGTGTTTTTCATAGGAGCAGCTCCACATTATACTGATGAAGTTTTTAGTTACATAGAAAAAGTAATTAAAGAATTTTAATGAGAGATTTACAATCATCATTGAAAGAGAAGGGTGAATATGTCACTCAGATAATTCATTTTGTTGATGGAGTTAAAAGAACATTTGAGGGTGTTTCAACTTCAAAAATAAAACAAGGGCAAATGACTAAGTTGGAGTTAAAAGATGGCAGGATAGTGATGATAAATGATGTTAATGTGCTTTGTGTAGAGGTTTTTAGTGAAGAGTAGATTGATATTGGGTGATGGTATATTGGGTTCTAAGTTACATAAGTTAACTGGTTGGGACTATATTAGTAGAAAAAAAGATGGAATTGATTTTGCTGATTTTAATTCTTACTCTGAATACATATCATCTTATAGTGAGGTTATAAATTGTATAGCAAATACCGATACCTATAGTAATGATAGGGAAGTTCATTGGGATGTTAATTATAAAGGTGTGGTGGATTTGGTTGATTATATTTCTACAAAGGCCTGTCATATGAAAATTACCCATATATCAACTGATTACATATATACACACAGCGTTGATAATGCCTCAGAGAATGATGTTCCTGTGCATTGTAATAATTGGTATGGTTACACAAAATTATTGTCTGATGCTTATATTCAATTAAAGTTAAAAAAGTTTTTATTGCTGAGAGGGACTCATAAAAAAGAACCATTTACATATCCAAAAGCTTGGAGAAATCAAAAGGGTAATTTTGATTATGTTTCTGTTATGGCTAAACTCTATATTAGATTGATAGAGAGTGATTCCTATGGAGTTTACAATGTTGGTACAGATGTGAAGACAATGTATGATTTAGCTAAAAGAACTAAGTTGGATGTGGAAGCTATTGATGGGGTGGGTATACCATCCAATGTCACAATGGACTTAATGAAATTGCATAAAATAACTAAGGAATAAAATGAAATGTATAGTAACAGGTGGAGCTGGTTTTATCGGCACCAACTTGATAAATAGATTGTTGGATGATGGTCATGAGGTATTATCAATAGATAACTATTCCACTGGAAAGAAGGATAATGAAGTACAACGAAATGGTGTAAAGTATTTCGATGTCGATTTAGGTGAAGTTAAATTCTATTCTTCCTATATGGATAAGCCTGATGTTATATTTCATTTAGCTGCACTATCCCGTATTCAACCATCATTTA